ATGTCAAAGACAATCCTGACCCAGAAGAAACTGGAATCGATCGGCAAGGCCGCCGCTGCGGAAGGTTATGTCGTCCGGACCGAAATTGCGGATGCTGGACTTCCGGGTCTCTATCTTGTGGTGCAGCCAAGCGGTTCTATGAGTTGGGCGGTTCGGTACCGGCATGCCGGTCGGCCGCGGAAGATGACCATCGGGCCGTTCGTACTAGGCGAAGACGCGACATTTCCGCTTTCCGTCGCCCGATCTGCCGCCAGGGAGGCGTTGCGCATTGTTGCAGACGGCAGAGATCCAGCAGCCGAAAGAGCCGAGCGTGAGGCGCAACGGCCGGCAGAAATGGACCTTGTCCCTGCGGTGTTGGACGACTTCGTTAAAAGGCACGTCAAAAAGAAAAACCGCGAGAGCACCCAAAAGAACACCATCGCCTTCATCGATAACGAAATCAGGCCGGTATGGAAGTCTCGGGACATCAAGACCATCACCAAGCGTGACGTTGTTGATCTGCTCGACAAGATTGCCGATCGGGGAGCGCCGGAATCCGCGGCGCGTGTGCGTGCCATCCTGAGCAAATTTTTCAACTGGTGTGTCGATCGCGACATTGTCGGCGCCTCACCAGTCCCGAAGGGCACGACGGCGAAACAGGGATCGAGCCGCGAGCGCGTGTTGACGGACGATGAAATCAGGCTGCTATGGCTTGCCTGCGAGAAGACGGGTTGGCCTTTCGGCCCACTGGTCAAGCTCCTGCTCCTGACAGCACAGCGCCGCAACGAGGTCGCTCATGCCGAGCTCAAAGAATTCGCGCTGAATGGAAACGATCAGCAGTGGGTTATTCCGGAGGAGCGGACGAAAAACGGTAAAGAACATGTCGTGCCGCTCTCTGCGCTCGTGCTGCAGATCATTGATGCGCTTCCGAGGGTGGGGAAAAAGTTCCTGCTCTCGACAACAGGCGAAACGCCAATAAGCGGGTTCTCCAAGGCCAAGAAGATAATTGATGCTGAAATGCTGGCGCTAGCTAAGAAGGAGGCGGCGGAACGTGGACTAGATCCGGATGAGGTGAAGGTGGAGGCGTGGACCTTCCATGATCTTCGACGCACTGCCGCGAGCGGGATGGCGCGCCTCGGCTTTCCGGTCCACGTGGTCGAAGCCGTGATCAATCACAAGAGCGGTGCAATCCAGGGCGTCGCCAAGATTTACAATAGGTACGACTATCTCGACGAGAAGCGCCAGGCTCTCACGGCTTGGGCTGATTTAGTGCAGCAAGTCGCGCTCCGGCAGGCCGCTGCGGCGCTGCCCTAAAAGGGAATGTCATCGTCTAAATCTCGACTAAAGTTCCCCGGTTCCCGCTTCGGATCAGATTTGGCCTTCACGGGCCATTCAGGGACCTTGAGTTTCGCTTCACCCAGAGCTTTCTGCATTGCCGCACCGGCAGCGAAATAATCCTTAGATCGACCCTCCTCGTGCATTTGGACGAACTCATCGATTCGCGGCCAGAGGACGTCCACATACGCGCTGATAATGCTGACGCCCTGCGCATCTTCGAAAAAGAATGGCCAGTGCTCTTTTGCGAATGCGAGTTGGCGCTCCTCCTCGTACGTCGGGTACAGCTCAGGGATGCGAGCGACGCGCAATTTTCGTACCCCTTCACTGACATGCCATATATCTTGCCAGGTAGTATCTGGCTCGTAAGTGTCTTTGCCCGGAATAGGGTTGTTGCTCGCGGCGGCCATAATAGCGCGTTCAACGACAGTAGTGATTGTTTGCCCATTTAGGCGAGCAACGTAGTCCAGCAGGAACCGCGTCTTCGGGTCCAGCCGGATCGTCAGCATCTCAGTCTTTGCTGCTTTGGCAGTCGGTCTTGCCACAGATCGCCCTCCGATAACCGTCTTTCCCCTTACGCCGCCTGTGAATTACGGGCAACGGCAAACTTTGTAGCATGGTTGCATTTGATGGTTAACGAGTGATCGTGTATATAGATTGATGTACGCAACTGAGGAATCGTGAATGAAGCAAGAACATAGTGAGCGCGGTAAAACGGAGTTTCTGACCGGACCGCAAGTCGCCGAAAGGTACAAGATTTCTGGAATGACCCTTTACCGCTGGCTTCGGGACCCGAAGCTGGCATTTCCCCAGCCGATGGTGATCAATCGGCGCAAATTCTTCAATGAAACTGAACTGACCGCCTGGGAACGCGACCGCGCAAAAGGTGCCGCATGAGGTCAGTAGAAAACGAAAAGCAGCAGGGGCTGAAGTTTGCAGACCGCACCCCCGCTGCTCGATCAGACATCGCTTTTGAAGCGACCTCCCAAAATCACCAACGGTAAGGACTGTCGATGACGACACAAGCTAAAGCACACTATCGCATGCGCGTCCAGATTTTGGACAAAGGTGAGCCGCTAGGGCTTCCCATAGCTGTGGAAGGACGCCTTTGCTGGGCGCTTCGCAATCTGATCAATGCCGGCGCCGCCGGTTGCACTCCGATCACCACGCCGGGGCCGCGATGGTCGCACTACACATGGCGCCTTCGCGGCATGGGTTTCGCAATCGAGACCATTCACGAGAAACACGGCGGCCCGTTCACGGGCACGCATGCTCGATACGTGCTGCACTCAGAGGTTTCCGTGCTGGAAGACGCGAAGGTGGCCGCATGATGAATGTGGTTGCCGACGAGAAGGTGAGGGCCGCCGCAAGGTGGCTCTCCGAACAAAGCCCCGTGCCTGCGCACGTGATCAATTTCATCAAGACCAAATTTGAGCTTTCCGCGCTGCAGGCCTGCGAGGCTTGCAAGCTGGCGCAGGAATACAGGAGTCGGCGCTAAATGGCCAGGATCAGAAGTGTTCACCCCGGCCTGTTTTCCGACGAGGCGTTTGTGTCGTGTTCGGTTAACGCCCGGCTCCTGTCGATCGGTCTTTGGACAGAGGCAGACGACAAAGGCGTATTCGAGTGGAAGCCGCTTCAGTTGAAGATGCGGCTATTCCCCGCCGACAATGTAGATGTCCCGTCGCTACTGCTCGAACTGGAGAGCGTCAACATCGTGAAGCGATACGAGGTTGACGGAAAGCCCTTCGGTGCGATCAGAAATTTCCGAAAGTACCAACGGCCTAAAAAGCCCAACGACCTCCACCCGTTGCCGGTAGACCTGATCAAATATGTTGGCTTGTCCTGCACCAGTTCCGAACCAGTGGGGAACCAGTTCCGAACTGGTGGGGAAATCTCTCCGCAGATGGAGGATGGAGGATGGAGGGTGGAAGATGGAGGAGATAATTCACAACATACATATCCACGAGGAAGAACCTCTAAGGGTAGTAGTGCGCGAGAGCATGTTGATGCTGATGGCGTGATCCAAGTTGAGGATTGGCCTGTGTCGGAGGCTGCTGCATGAGCAAGCAACTCATCGACCAGGCAAAGGGCCGTTGGCGCTCGGTCCTCGGAGCGCTCGGAATTCCTGAAACCTGCCTCACAGGCAAAAAAGGTCCGTGCCCGATATGCGGCGGCAAAGACCGGTTCCGCTTCGATGACAAGGGCGGCTCCGGTTCGTTCTATTGCAACCAATGCGGTCCGGGCTACGGCATCCACTTGCTGCAGAAGACGCTGAACGTAGAATACGCTGTCGCGTGCCGAATGATTGAGGGTGTCATAGGGGGCATCCCCGCCGCCGCAGCCCCGGCTGTGGCCACGAAACAGGACAGCGCTCGGGTATCCGGTACAGTCAAAGCGCGGGAAGTGTGGGAACGCGCCAGCGCAGTTTCCCAAGGGTCGCGCGTTGGGGTTTACCTGAAATCTCGGGGGATCGATTCGCCCGTACCGAAGGTGATCCGGTCCGTCGAACGGCTTCTCTATCTTGACGAGGATGGGGAATTCCGCGGTTTGCTGCCTGCCATGATCGCGCTGATCCAAGATGCGGAGCGCCGGCCTACTGGCATTCACAGAACCTTCCTCATGGGCGATGGTAGCGACAAGGCCCCGGTTCCCGTACCTCGGAAGATCCTGGGCACGCTTCCGGCCGGCTCTGCCATTCGCCTTGGCGAGTTCTCCACGGTTCTCGGTGTCGCCGAAGGGATTGAAACAGCACTTGCGGCCTCGTGGCTGTTCAAGGTGCCCGTTTGGGCCGCTCTGACTGCCGGCAATCTTGAAAGTTGGGTTCCGCCAGAGGGCGTGACTGATGTTCACGTTTTTGGCGACAGCGACCGCAATTTCGCAGGGCAAAAGGCAGCGTACTCGCTGGCCTCTCGGCTGACCCTGCGGCGCTTCAACGTCCAAGTCCATATCCCACAATTAGCTGGCGACGACTGGAATGATGTTCTCATGAGGGCAACGGCATGATGGAAGAACGCTATTTTCCGATTTTCGAGCGCGTGCCTGACGAGGCTTTCGTTGCGGCCTGGCGCGAGCACTTGCAGGCCACTGGCTATCCTGATCGGTTTGAAAATGTGTCCACCACGAAACCGCATAACTTGGCGGACGTTCGGTTGCTTTCCGGAGAGCTGCGCGTTCCAACCCTTTTGCGCGAGGGGCAAAGCTGGGTGCCTTGCCCCCTGTGCCAGCCAAACAGCCCGAAATTCCAGACGGGGCGCATGGCGTGGTTTCCGCATGAGAAAACTGTTCAGTTCATCGGGCATCACTGCGCTGCCAAGCACATCGGCGAAGACTACAGAGTAGCAGAGCAGCGGTTCCGGCGCGAACGCCGAGCGAGGAACTACCAAAAGGTATGGCGGGATTTGCAGGCGCGTGTCCCAGCCCTTACAGCGCTGCTGCATAAGCTTTCACCGATGGTGCAAGCGATCGACGCAAGCAAATTGGCCCTCGCCAAAGAGTCGGATGGCTTCCCGGCCTTCCTTCAGTCCGAACTTACGCATACTGGCGGCAAGGTCTCGACGCTTGTTGACACCGGTCTGATGGATAACCGCGGCCGAAGAATTGCAGAACGGGCCGCGCTTGGAACAGTCGTAGGCTTGCGTTTCCTCGACAAGGCGCGCTTGACCCCGAAACTGAGAGAAGCCCAGCGGATACTGGGGGAGATCCAAGCGGACTTGCCCGAGTGGAGCGCCGCGAGCGACACGGACGCTTTGGAAGATCTGCTCAGGATCGGGCATCGCGGGACATCGGTCGTCAACATGGTCAGCGACCTACTCGACGCTGTCTCGGATTCGCGGATGTTCCTTCATGCGAACAACCTCGCCTTGATGGAGCGTTGGGCCGCTGCAGACGACTCCCCGTTCGATCATCTTAGCTTCAGGCGCAAAGCCTCTTGGATCCTGCTCGATTCCGTCTCTTACGCAGGGAGGCACAGAGCTAGTTTCCGTATCTCTGGCGCCATGTTCGCCGAGCTGCCGTTCGCAGGCTCGGCCTTGGCCAAAATTGACCTTAACTCGATCGAGTGGAGCAGCAAATGAAGTCAAAAAAGCCCTTTCGCAGATTCGCACGAAAGGCGCGTGAAGCGCGCTACGAGGAAGTAGACCACAGCAAGTTTCTAGTTGGCCTGCACGTCTTTGCAGATGGTGCATGCGAACCAAATCCCGGCCCAGGCGGCTGGGGCGTGGCCGTGTACCACGACGGTGTCGAAATCGCTTCCGATCACGGCGGCGAGGCCGAGACGACGAACAATCGAATGGAGCTAACGGGACTCCTGAAGGGCATAGAGGCGGCAAAGGTGCTTCGGGCGCCGGCAACGCTCTGGTGCGACAGTCAATATGCCGTGAAGGGCGCTACCTCGTGGATGTTCAACTGGAAGAAGCGCGGTTGGAAGAAGCCGGGCAATGAAGAGCTGAAGAACATAGAGCTTTGGCAGGCGATCGACGCCGCACTTGCTGGGGCGGATCAGATCGCCATCGAATGGTGCAGGGGGCACAGTGGCATCGTTGGCAACGAGCGGGCGGATGAATTGTCGAATCTTGGCATGGCTAGTCTCGCTAGGCATCACGTTACGTCACGTGACGTAACAGTGACAGAGCGTGACAGTCACGGGACACAGCGCGACGAAACGGGGGATTACCTGACGGCGCAATACCGGCAGATCATGGGAGGATAGTGCAATGGAATCAATTATTTGCTATTCTCAGCCAACCTCAACAGGAGCGCTTCGCATGGTTCATTCCGGTCTGTGGTACGTGGTACGAACGAGGGCAATGCAGCACCAGAAAGCCGTCCAGGAAATGCAAGAAGCGGGCATCCAAGCCTATTGCCCCATGATGCGCCGGGAAACCCGGCATCATCAGAGCAAGAAATGGATCATGCGTGAATACGCACTCTTTCCTGGTTACGCATTCGCGTGCCTGACCTATCGGGATTTCGGCAAGCTCAGGGAGGCTCGCAGCGTTGTTGCTGTTCTAGGCGACGCAGAAGGCACCCCCGCGCCAATAGCCTGGTCGATCATCGAGAAAATCAAGGACGCTCAAGACCGAGGGGATTTCGACGTTCTCAGGCCGCCTGTCCGTCGCCTCAAAGCTGGAGACAGTGTGCACGTCAAGGGCGGCCCGCTTGCCGGTCATTACGTTTCAGTAACGAACGTAGTAGGGCGACGCGCGGTCAAAGCTCTTGTGGAAATGTTCGGGGGGCTTCGGGAAGTAGAGATTGAGCTTGAAAGTATCAGGCGAGTAGCTTAGATTATCGCTCAGCGATTTGCGGCCTGTTCTGCTGGGCACCACAGAGTGACCCACGGGGCTTAGGGGAGGTTTCGCGCTCCCCGCCTTAGCGGAATAGTGCCCAAAATTCAGAAATTCTTGCCAAGCGGCCCCGCCTCGATTTTCTAGCCGAAGACGGGGCCTTGTCTTAAAGGGCTACAGCAGCCAGTCAATCAGCGGCTGGAACATCTCGGGAGAGATCCAGACCACAAGCAGGAACTCTCGGTACTTCAAGGCGATAGGAAGCATACGTCTTCTTTCGTCTCTACGGGAGGCACCACAATTGGGCTCCGGTCGACACGAATCGACTGCGAACAGTTGGTTTGTACAATAGGCTACCGCCGGCCCTTTCTGAATGGAGCGGGGTTTTTACACTTCGCCAGCCGACGCGAGGGACAAGGCCTGCACTCGTGGCTGTAGAAGCCGCGCCGCCGCTCCGGGGTCATGCGTCCCTCATCATACGGCGCTAAGTGGGCAAGTCGGACATTGAATCGCTCATCGCCAACGCGCCTTGTGAAGCTGCCCGCTCACGTGCGCGCAGGACTAAATCCGGTCTGAGCGGGTGGGATCGCCGGGTCAGCCGGCTTTCTTCAGGCCGGCGGCCTTTCTAAGGTCCTCATTCATTCGGCTCTGCCAGCCCTTGCCGCAGTTCTTCTTGTAGTGCTCAATGACATCCGGGTCTAAGCGGATGGATATCTGCTGCCGCGGGTGCTCAACGGCCGGCCGGCCCCTCGCGCGCTTGATGCTCTCGGCCAAGTCAGGGAATGCCTCGGCGAATGGCTTGGCCTGCCCAAGCTGCTCGTCTGTAGCCTCCGGGGCGTCCGGATCACTGGCTATCTTGCGTTGGATTTCAGCCTCCTGCTTGTCGGAGATTTGGCGGATGCGGCGGGATAGGTTCGTCATAGTAAGCTCCTTTCCTTCCGGCTTGCGTCACGCATAGAGATAATCGAGATGCCTTCCTTGCCAAGGCGGGCGAAGACGACGGCGACAACGCCATTGCGCAGAACGCCGATTGCCATGAAGCGGCCTTCCTTGGCCGGAACCACCACGGACGAAGCGAAGAACTCCATGTCCAGCTCGGCAAAATCATAGCCGTGCTTTTCGATGTTGGTTAGGCGCTTGTTTTCGTCGTAGGTGATTTTCATGAATTTGTTGTATCACATTTAATGCGGCATGCAAGAATAAAAGTGATACGAAAATTCGTTTTTGCGATACCCGAAATTCTGGCGAGTGGCGCGCGCCGCTTTAGGGGGCGAATGTGGATCAAGCGAAAGTCGTTCCCGGTATTAACCCGGTAGAACCCACAGGCCTGCATTGGCTGAACCCATTCTCGGGCGAAATAGAACCTTGGTACAACGCGGACTTTGCCGTGGTGCGTCAATTGCAGGCCGCGGCAAAACGCATTGCTGAGCTTCAGGAGCAGATTGACGAACTCAAGAGCGGTCCTGCGGCGAGCGAGTTGTCTAATGGCCGGTAAATCTCAATGGGGGCAGGAGACACGAGAGGACATCCTCGAAAAACTCTCCATCGGTAAAAGCCTCAGGGAAATCTGCAGCGCAGAAGAAATGCCATCTGAAAGCCTCGTCCGCAAATGGGTGATGCAGGACGAGGACTTCGGTGCGCAATACGCCCGCGCGCGCGAAGCTGGAATGGAAGCGCTCGGCGATGAAATCCTGCAGATTGCGGACAGCCAAGAAGGCGACGTGATCAAGACTGAAGACGGCCGCGAGATAGTCAACCACGACGCCATCCAGCGGGCCAGGCTTCGCGTCGACACCCGCAAATGGATCATGAGCAAGATCGCTCCGAAGAAATACGGTGATCGGCTTGACCTCAACCATTCAGGAAGCATCGACACCCTCTCAGATACAGCCGTCGATGCTCGCCTCGCTTTCCTCCTCGGAAAAGCTGGAATTGCTCCAGTTGCTGGAGGAGAAGGAGAGGCGGAAGAAACAAAACCTGCTGGCGAGCTATAGGCCATATTCGAAGCAGGTCGAGTTCCACAGCGCAGGGAAGGGCTATCGCGAGCGCCTGTTCATGGCGGGCAACCAGCTCGGCAAGACGCTTGCTGGTGCTGCCGAGGCTGCGATGCATCTCACTGGCCGCTATCCGGACTGGTGGCCTGGCAGGCGCTGGGATCGGCCTATCACGATGCTCGCCGGCTCGGAATCATACGAACTCACACGCGACGGTGTGCAGCGCTTGCTGGTCGGGCCGCCTCTCAACGAGGAAGATTGGGGCTGTGGCTATATTCCGAAGGCCGCAATTCTTGACACCACGCGCCGCGCTGGCGTGTCTGGCACTCTCGATAGCGTCACGGTTCGGCATGCATCAGGCGGAGCATCGACGCTCCTGCTCAAGGGCTACGATCAGGGCCGCAGCAAGTGGCAGGCCAACACGGTCGACTATGTGTGGTTCGACGAAGAGCCGCCAGAGGACGTCTACCTAGAAGGCATCACGCGCACTAATGCGACCGGCGGCTCGGTTGCGGTCACGTTCACACCGTTGAAGGGCATGAGCACGGTGGTCGCTCGCTTCATCATGCCGGGGGAAGACCCGGGCGCGATCTACCGCACTGTCATCACAATGACGATCGAGGACGCGGAGCATTACAGCGCAGAGGAGCGGGCGCGCATCGTCGCGTCGTATCCGGCGCATGAGCGGGAAGCGAGGACGAAGGGTGTTCCGTCGCTCGGCTCGGGGCGCATTTTCCCGGTTGCGGAAGAGAGCATCACGATAGCGCCGTTCGAGATCCCGAAGCATTGGGTTCAGATCGGCGGCTTGGATTTTGGCTGGGATCACCCGTTCGGGGCTGCTGGCTGCGCCTGGGATCGAGACGCTGACGTGTTCTATGTCACGAAGGTCTACCGGGAGCGCGAAGCAACGCCGATCATTCACGCCGCGGCGCTGAAGCCTTGGGGCGCCTGGCTGCCTTGGTCATGGCCTCACGATGGTCTGCAGCACGACAAGGGATCGGGCGAGCAACTTGCGACGCAATATCGGGCGCAGGGGCTCAACATGCTGCCTGAGCGTGCCACGTTCGACGACGGCACGAACGGAGTTGAAGCCGGCCTGTCCGACATGCTGCAGCGGATGCAGACGGGCCGGTGGAAGGTATTCTCGACCTGCGGCGAGTGGTTCGAGGAATTCCGGCTCTACCACCGGAAAGACGGCAAGGTCGTGAAAGAGCGAGACGACGTGATTTCAGCGTCCCGCTACGCGCTGATGATGAAGCGCTTCGCCAAGGTCAAGGCCGACGCCGCGGCGTGGAAGTTCACTGATCGGAAGGTTGTTTGATGGCTGCGATGTCGACACAGCAAATTGCTGCCCAGGTCTCGCAGCTCGTGAAGGACTGCGAGAACTACCGGGACGAGCTGTCGGTCGATCGCATCAAGGCGATGGAGTATTACGACGGGACCATGAAGGACACGCCGGCCGACCCGAACCGGTCGAAGGTGGTTTCCCGTGACGTCCGCTCGGCGATCAAGAAGGTTCTGCCGTCGCTGATCCGCACGATCCTCGGCAATGACAAGGTCGTCGAATATGAGCCGGTCAACGAGGGGGACGAAGCCAGCGCCGAGCAGGCAACCGACTACATCAATTACGTCGTCTTCCCGGAGAGCGACGGCTATGACGCGGTGCAGGATGCCGCGCACGACGCGCTGAAACTGCGCAATGGCGTCATTCGCTGGTGGTATGACAAGAAGCGCACGGTGCAGGTCTCTCGCCACACCGGCCTTGATGAGCAGGCGTTGGTGCAGCTTGTCGCCGACGATGACGTTGAGGTGCTCGAACAAGAGCAGTACGCCGAGCAGGTCGACACGCCTCAGGGCCCGCAGGAAATGCCGTTCTTCAATGTGAAGATTCGGCGCGTTTCCGAATACGGCTGCACGAAACTCGCCGCGGTCCCGCTCGAGGAATTCCTCATCCATCCGGATGCCATCTCGATCGACGACAGCCCGATCACCGGCCTGAAGACGCGCCTGCGTCGCTCCGATCTGATTGCGATGGGCTACGACCGCGAACTGATCGAAGGGCTGCCTGCCTCGGGTTCGGACATTAAAGAGGAAGAAGAAGCATTTACCCGTCGGCGCGACGCCTTCGACGAGAACGATTCCATCGTCAAGGCGCTGCAAGAGGTCGATTACTACGAACTCTATGTGAAGCTAGACGTAGACGACGACGGCATAGCCGAACTGCGCCGCATGTGCTTTGCGGGCGGCCTGGCAGAGGCCAATCTGCTCGACGACGAGGAAACGGACGAGGTCCCCTTCGCTGATCTGATCGTCGAGCGCCGCCCGCATCAGCGCGAGGGCAATTCGGTCACAGACGACATGGCCGAAATCCAGCGCGTCAAGACCGTGCTCATGCGGCAGACGCTGGATAACCTGTACTGGCAGAACAACCAGCAGCCGATCGTGCAGGAAGGCGTGATCCAGAACCCGGAGAGCGTGCTCAACCCGAAATTCGGTCAGCCGATCCGGGTAGGGCAGGGGACGGACGCACGCGCCGCCGTTAGTTACAACGTCGTGCCTTTCGTGGCCGAGAAATCTTTCTCGATGCTGGCTTACCTCGACCAGGAGGCAACCGATCGGACCGGCATTTCCGACGCCTCGAGCGGCATGGCGCCGGATGCGCTGCAGAACATGACGGCCAAGGCCTCAGCGATGATCGAGCAGGCCGGCATTGGGCAGACGGAATTGATGGTTCGGACCTTCGCACAGGGTCTCCGTCGCGTCTTCAAAGGCCTTCTGAAGCTCGTGATCAAGCATCAGGACAAACCGCGCTCTGTGAGGCTGCGGGGCCAGTGGGTGACGTTTGACCCTCGGCACTGGAATGCTGAGATGGATGCTACCGTCAACACCGGTCTTGGCGCCGGCACCCGCGAGCGTGACATGATGATGATGCAGGTTGTCGGCGCACAGCAGGAGAAGCTGCTAGCCGCCTACGGGCCGGTCGATAACCCGTTCGTCTCGATCGACAACATCTGGAATTCGGTGTCGCGCGGCGTCGAGGCGGCGGGTCTGAGAACCCCGAACCTCTACTTCACCAAGCCGACGCCCGAGCAAATCCAGCAGATGAAGCAAGCTGCGGCGAACAAGCCAGATCCTGAAATGGAGAAGGTCAAGATCAAGGCCCAGGCCGATCAGCAGAAGGCCCAGATGGACGCGCAGATCGACAAGCAGAAGATCGAGACGGAAGCGCAGCTCGAAACCCAGCGCATCAATCAGGAAATGCAGCTCAAGCGCTACCAGATCGATCAAGAAATTCTTCTTAAGCGCCAGACGAGCGCCATGCAGATGCTGACGCAGGAGCCTGTGGCCAATGTTAACGTCGGCGGCGATCCGGGCTGATGCGGCAGGAAGACAAGACGTCCGCAGCGCGTGTCCTGCTCGACATGCCGTTCTTCCATCTGCTGATGGACGAATTGGAGATGGCCGCAGTCAACGGCTGCGTCAACGCCAAGAACACAGATCATGACGCCCGCGCCGCCTTTGCGGCTGAAGTGCGGGCCATTCGCAATTTCCGTGGCAAGCTCAAGTTCCTTGCGGAACAAGCCAATGCTGACGGGAAGGGAGCCCCGGCATAGGGCCGGCGCAAAACCTTAAAGGCAAGCAGACATGACAGAGGCAGCCGCCAACTCTCCGTTTGTCGGAGAGAGCGAGAACGCTCGACCCTCGCTTTCCCTCGATGACGCTGCAAACCTCAACTTCGCCGAGCCTGAAGAGGCCAACGAGCAGGAAGAGCAAGACCAGCAATCGCCGAGCGAGACGGATGAGGCCAATGAAGATGGCCAAGAGACCGACGAGACCGCAGACCAGGGCGACGAGCCAGCCGAATCCGAACAGGAAGAAGCGGCCACCGAAGCCCAGGATCAAGTCATTACCCTGAAAGGTGGCGAACAGGTTCCGCTTGAGGAACTGAAGCTTGGGTATATGCGGGATCGCGATTATCGCCACAAAACCATGGATCTCGGCAAGCGCAGTAGCTCGCTTGAGGCCATGACAACCCGCGTCGCCAACACGGCGAACGCCATCGCAGATTTCCTGATCTCTCAACTGCCGTCCGAGCCTTCTCCGGCTTTGGCGATGCAGAACCCGGCCGAATACACGCGGCAGAAGGCGATGTACGAAGTCGCTCTTACGCGCGTGCAGCAGGTCATTGACCTTGGGAACGAGCCAAAAGCGGTTTCCGGCGAACTCAAGACCGCCGCAACAGAGGAAACTCTGGCGGCCGAGAACGCCAAGCTGCTCGAAGCCTTCCCGCATCTCTCGAAGGACGAGGCAAGAGCGAAATTCTTCGACGACGCTTTCAAAGTCGGCAGGGATTTCGGCTTCGCTGACGAGGAGATGCAGGGTTTCACGGACCATCGCTATTTCAAGGTCATGCACTACGCCCTACTCGGCCTCCAAGCTGAACAGGCGAAGAACAAGGCCCTGACGAAGGTCAACAACGCGCCGCCGGCAGCTCACAAGCCAAAGCCGAACGGAGCCGTGAACCCGAAGGCCCGCGCGAATCAGGAAGCGATGAAGAGGTTGGCCAAAACCGGGTCGATCCGCGACGCAATGTCGATCGACTTTGAATAACCCCATCTTCAAAGGATCAGAAACATGGCTGTTCTAACGAACACCTTCACGACCAGCCAGGCGGTTGGCAACCGTGAAGAACTCTCCGACGTGGTGTCGCGCATCACGCCGGAAGACACCCCGATCTATTCGCTGATCGAAAAGGGCAAGTGCGTCTCCATTCATCCCGAGTGGGAGACGGACGACCTTGCAGCGCCCGGCGAGAACATCCGTGAAGAAGGTGAAGAATACGCCTTCGACGCAATCACCCCGCCGTCGCGCATGGGCAACTATACCCAGATCATGCGCAAGGACTGGATCATCTCCAACACGCAGGAGGTCGTGTCGGAAGCCGGTAACGTCCAGAAGCGGAAATACCAGAAGCTGAAAAAGGGCGTCGAGATCCGCAAGGATGTCGAATACGCCATCGTCGACACGAACGCTTCTGTTGCCGGCAGTACCCGCGAGTTCGGCTCGCTCAACACCTGGATCACCTCCAACGTCTCGCGTGGCGCTGGCGGCTCCAACGGCGGCTTCAACTCGGGAACTGGCCTGACGGTTGCTCCGACTGCTGGCACCCAGCGTGCATTCACCAAGGCCATTCTGGATTCGGTGATGCAGTCTGGCTACCAGAGCGGCGCCAACTTCCGACACGTCTCGGTCTCGCCCTACGTGAAGAGCGTGTTCGTGACCTTCATGTCGGACAGCAACGTTGCTCCGTTCCGCTATGCCGTCTCCAAGGGCGGTGAGCGCAACACCATCGTTGCGACAGCCGACTACTACGAAGGCCCGTTCGGCACGGTGATGATCCACCCGAACCGCGTGCAGGCAGCCGGCGCCACCCAGGCCCGCAATGCCTTCTTCATCGACACCGACATGCTGTCCTTCCTCTGGCTCCGCAAGATCCAGGAAGACAAGGATGTCGCGAAGACGGGCGACGCGGATAAGGGCGTCATCATCGGTGAGGGCACCCTCAAGGTCCACAACGAGAAGGGCCTCGGTGTTGCCGCCGACCTCTTCGGCCTCACGGCTGCGAGCTAAGGAGAACCGACAATGACCTCCTACAAGCCAGTAGCAATCACCGCATCGGCAACGCTTGATCGCCGCACCCACGCGGATACGACGGTCGTCGTCAATGCCGCGGCGGGCCTCACCGTGACTCTCCCGGCTGCTTCCGGGACCGGCGACGAATACACGATTTTCGTCGGCACCACGGTGACCTCGAACGCCGTCCTCATCAAGACGGCGAACGCTTCGGACATCATGCAGGGTGTCGTCGGCGTTGCGACCGACATTGCCGGCGTCACCTGCCCGACCGCAGCGGACACCGACACGATCAGCCTGAACGGCTCAACCACGGGCGGCGTGAAGGGCAGCTATGTCGTGCTTCGCGACGTTGCCACGAACGTTTGGGACGTCTCGGGCGGCCTCGTGTCGACCGGTACGGAAGCAACGCCTTTCTCGGCCACCGTCTCGTAAGCGGACCGATCATCAACGTGAGGGGCGGGCTTCGGCTCGCCTCTTCCATTTTCAGGAGAGACGAACATGGCAGAGAAGAAAACCCCCATCCGCCTGCTCTACGACACTTGGGCGGAAAACGACCAGCGCATCCCGGCGGGAACGGTGCTCGATGTGCCGGTGAGCGCGGCCAAGGAACTGATTGCCAACGGCAAGGCAGAACGCGCCGACCCGCTGCCCGGAGACGATGCATGATCATCCGCGATGGCTCGTGGTCGCTCTACGATTACGACCACATGACCGGCCGCTCGATCTGGCATTCCTTCGACGGGGAGAAGCACGTTTTCCGCGTTGATTATCCGGTCGATAGCGTGATCAGCCAGAACCAGGCGGTGCGCAACGAGGCAAGCCGCGCATGGGCTGGCGACTGGCACCGTGTTGCCTCGATCCCGCTCAATGTCGCCCACGATTCCGGTCTCGTCCAGGCGCATTCGGAAGGCAACGACCGTTTCGTCAAGCGCTTCCTTAACGACAGCGACAACCGCGCCTGGCGCACCAAGGACGGGCATCTATGAGCGCCATCGAGGACTATGCAGCCCTGCTGATCGATGCTGGCGAATATTCGGGACGTGCGGACATCTCGCACCTTTTCCCGCGCTTTCTTGGCCTTGCTGAGCTGAAGCTGAACCGCGGGCTGCGCGTCGCCGATATGGAAGTAACGGACATGATCACCCTTACCAGCGGTGACGGGGCGCTTCCGGATGATTTCCTCGAGGCGCGCGAGGTGAAGAACGCGAGCGGCATTCCCATCAGGGCGGTGTCTCTGCAGCAAATCACCAACAGCTACATGGAACAGAGCGGCACCCCGGCCGCCTATGCCATCGTCGGGAACACCATCAAGGTGCGACCGATCGCGGACGAGGACATCGGGATCACCTATTACGGCAAAATCCCGCCGCTGACCGTGACTGAGCCCACGAACTGGCTGCTGACCAAAGCGCCAGACGTCTACCTCTATGGCCTGGTGAACGAAATCGCGATCTGGAAAAAGGACGTGGACGGTGCCAGGGCAGCGCAGGGATTGATGATGCTGGCGCTTTCAGGCCTCACCATTCAGGACGAGCGGGCGCGGTGGGGCAACGCTCAAGTCGTCGTCGGAGGCGTCACGCCATGACCCTGCTTTCCGTCGTCAACGAGGTTTGCGACATCGTTTCGCTTTCCCGCTTCGAGAGCGTCTATGGCTCCGCCGAGCCGAACGCTCAAACCATGGTCGAACTCGCACAGGAAGCAGGCGACGAGATTGCTCGCCGTGTCGATTGGCAACAGACGCTGAAGCAGCACACATGCACGGCGTCTCCCGAGAATTTCCCGGCCGACTATCAGCGGCTCACGCCTGGCGGCGGCATTCGGACATCAACCGGCATCTTCGCGCGCCCTGTTAACAACAGCGGCCAATGGTCTGTTATTTCTGTCGTTCCTTCGACGCAGCCCTACTACTTCATCAAGGCCAATCAGTTCCTTTTTTCGCCAGCTGATGCAGCGGATGCTGCGGTCATCGACTACGTGTCGAAAAACTGGATCCTGAACGATCCGTCCGGAGAGGCATCCGTGTGGGCGGCAGACGACGACACCACGCTATTTCCGGAGCGCCTGCTGGTGAAGGGCATCGTCTGGCGCTGGAAGCGGCAAAAGGGTCTGCCGTTCGAAGACAACCTCGCAGAATTCGAGGCTGACCTTGTGCAGGAAATCAACGCCGACAGGGGTACGACGTGAGAATCCAGCCCAAGGCAGGCCGCATAGCACAGTCCAACCGCGGGGCAGTGTCCATCGGTCGTCAGCAGACTTCGCAGCCGATCACCTTCCCGGCGCCGAAAGGCGGCCTTGTGACGACAGCCGACATGGCGTCCCAGCAACCGGGCTCCGCTGTTGTGCTCCGTAACTTCCTGCCGACGCTGACGGGCTGCAAGATCCGCGGCGGTTCGCAGAAGAAGGGCCTTGCGGCGGACGGCGGCGATATCAAGAGCGCATTCAAATACAAATACGGGTCGACCGAAAAGCTGTTCATGGCGACGGAAACCGCCATCTACAACATGACATCGCCGGCCGCGCCTCCGACCACCACGGCAGCCGACGTTTCTGGGCTGAGCGGTGGCGACTGGTGTGCCTTCCAGCATACGAACACCGGCGGCGCCTTTCTCGTCTGCGTCAACGGGGCCGACGATCGACAGCTCTACAACGGCACGACCTGGGCAACGACAGCCATCACCTTCACTGACGGCACGACCATGCCGCAGCTCAATTATGGCTGGCTGTCCAAGAACCGCGAGTTCTTCCTCAAGAACGGCACGCTCGACGCCTACTACCTGGGGCTTAATGCCGTCAGCGGCGCGGCTTCTGTCTTCCCGCTTGGCGGGGTGATGAAGAAGGGCGGATCGCTGCTGACGGGCTTCTCATGGTCGCTGGAGAGCGGCGACGGCCTCAATGACATGTGCGTGTTCGTCTCGACCGAGGGCGAGATTGCCGTCTATGCCGGCGATGATCCCTCGAGCGCTTCGACCTTCGCGCTGAAGGGCGTCTATCAGATCGGCAAGCCGCTCGGCAAAAACGCCTGGATCCGGGCAGGCGGAGACATCCTCATTGCCACGACGGACGGGCTTACGCCGATGTCGCAGGTTTTCCAGCGCGACCGGCAGGCGCTCTCTCTCGTCTCCGTCTCCCGGCCGATCGAGGATGACTGGCGCGAGGCGGCGAACGCCACCGGGACCGGATGGACCCTGAAGCAGTGGCCAGAGCAGAACCTGGTGTTCGTGGCCTTTCCGGAAAACACCGTCGTTACCGATACGACATTCGTTCTGAACGTGCTTACCGGCCGCTGGTCGACAATCAGCAACTGGAAAGCGCTCTGCTACGACACATTGCAGGGTGGCTTGTTCTTCGGCTCGCTCGACGGCTATGTCTGGCAAGGCGATGCGGGCGGTACAGATGACGATCTGACGTTCTCGGCGACCTACCTTTCGCAGTTCTCGCCGGCTGGGCAGTTCGGACAGCGGTCAACCGCGACGCTCGCGCATATGTATTTCCGAGCGAAGACGAGCCCGAAGGTTCGGCTGTTCGCCCGCGCCGACTACGACAAGTCAACGCCGACGTTCAACTCTGTCTCCGAGGGCGATGCCACTTCATCCGAATGGGATGTCGGCCTCTGGGACGTGGCGCTATGGGATGGCACCTCGGAACTGATGCGCTACGACTTCCGGCAGAATGTCCGGGCGACGGGCGACATGATCGCGGTCGGCTGCGTCATCACGTCGGGCGGCGATTTCAAGCTCGACCTCGAGGTTGATCTTGCCACGGTTCAAGTGTCGATCGGGGAGGCGAGCGCCTGATGCTGCCGAACGAGCCTGAGGCAGTCCGTGCCGCGCTGCTCCGCTGGACGCGAGGCGACGCGGCGGCGGCCGATTTCCTCAGCGAGATTGCCGAAATTGCCCGCCTTGCTGACGACGTTGTCGACGAGGACGATAACCGCCAGCGCAACGTCTGCTGGCTGCTGGTCCGCACACTGACGGTTCTTCCGGTGAATCCGTTCTTCATCCGCCATGCCGCCACGCTGGCGCCGCTGATCAACAGCGTCATCGTGCAGTGGCAGTTGTCGGATGAATGGCGGTCCTCTCGGGACGCGCTGAAGCGGCAGTTCGGATTCGTGATGCGGGAAGCGGTCGGATCGATCGTCACGGCTGTCGCGGCAATTTGCGGCGGCTACGACCACTCCAAAGCCACTGCCGAAGATTTCTTTGAGTTCTGCCATGCCGGCTCGCGAGAGACCGTCGAAGACTGGATGAGGGATTGAACGATGGGCCTTTACGGTAGCGCTCCGAAGTCTCCGGACCCGAACGAAACGGCGTCCGCCCAGACCGCGACGAATATCGGCGCGGCGGTCGCCAACAACGTCATGGGCAACGTCAACCAGGTGACGCCGGACGGGACGCTGAAATATACCTACACCACCCAGAAATGGACCGACCCCCTCAGCGGCAAGGTCTATGACCTGCAGGTCCCGACCGCCACGCAGGAGCTTTCCCCCGAGCAGAAGGCCATCAAGACCCAGACCGACGGCGCCGAGCTGAACATGGCGACGCTGGCCAACAGCCAGTCGGGCAAGTTGAACGATCTGCTCGGCAAGCCCATGGACATGTCGGCCGCTCCTGGTGCGGGCAAGGCCTCGTCTGTCGGTCTGCCGCAGTATCAGCAGTTTTCGGGCGGCCCGAACTTGCAGACCAGTGTTGGCAACGCCGGCGACATCACCAAGTCCTACGACTTCGATTTCGATACGTCGCGCTATGAACAGGCGCTCATGGATCGGATGAACCCGCAGCTTGAGCGGGATCGGGCGGCGCTGGAAACGCGGTTGGTCAATCAGGGCCTGCAGCCGGGATCGGAGGCCTATAACCGGGCGATCGACGAGGCAAACCGGTCTGCAGCAGACGCCCGGTATGGGGCTATCCTCAACGCCGGCCAGGAGCAAAGCCGCCTTGCGGGCCTCGCACGCGATCAGGCGACATTCGAGAACGCCGCGCAACAGCAGCAGTTTGGCCAGAACGCCACGTCTGCAGGCTTCAGCAATGATGCCAATCAGCAGATGTTCCAGAACCAGAGCACCACGACCGCGGCGAACAACGCGCTCAAGGACCAGACCTTCAACGCCCAGCAGGCAAAGTTCAATCTGCAGAACCAGCAGCGCACGCAGTATCTGAACGAGCAGTACGCCCAGCGTAACCAGCCGATCAACGAAATCATCGGCCTGATGTCGGGCGCCCAGGTCAACAGCCCGAGTTTCGTCCCGACGCAGAGCAACCCCATGCCGACGGTCGACTATGCCGGCCTGGTCCAGCAGGACTACGCGAACAAGATGGGCGCCTATAACGCCCAGCAGGCCAACATGCAGAGCCTTTTTGGCGGGATGCTCGGCTTTGGCGGCCAGCTTGCAAGCCTCTCGGACAAGCGGGCCAAGAAGGACATCAAGAAGGTCGGCGGCCTCTATGAGTACCGCTACAAGGGCGAAGGCAAGAGCGCTCCCAAGCGCGTCGGCGTGATGGCGCAGGAGGTGGAAAAGGTCCGCCCCGACGTCGTCGTTAAGGGCTCTGATGGCCTCCGTCGCGTCAACTATGGTGCCCTCTTCAACGCAGGAAGGAAGAAGTAAATGGCCTATTCGTTCCTGTTCGGCGGCAACACCAACGAGACGCCCGAATCCATCCGGCGCAAGCGTGAACTGGCGATGGCCATCATCGGCGCTTCTGGCTCTCCGCGGAATATCGGCGAGGGCTTGAACGCGCTCGGCTCCGGCATCGTGGCCGGCGTCATGAACCGCCGCGCCGACAAGGCGGAAAAGACCGGCCGCAGCGCCGCGACCGACCTGTTCAACCGGATCGTCGGACAGGCCCCGAACGTCAGCGCATCGAACATGCTTTCTCCGGGCGTCAAGCCGGCCGTTGCGGGCGACGTCAACATGACCGGCAACGAAGTCTATTCCGGTTTCATGGACACAGTGGACAACACGATCACGAACCCGTTTGGCCTTGCTGCCGTCGCGGCGACTGGCAAGGCTGAAAGTGGCTTCTCTCCGGACAACGCCAATCGGACGTGGAGCGACCCCAGCCAGAGCGGCGACCCGGGTACGGCCGGCGGCGTTATGTCCTGGCGCGGCCCCCGGCTGTCCGCCCTTCAGGCTTTCGCTGCCAACAAAGGCGAGCAGGGCAACGGATCTCCGCAGACTCAGGCGGAATTCCTGCTGCAGGAAGACCCGAACCTCGTCACGTCGCTGAATAACGCCAAGAGCACGGAGGAAGCACAGAGCCTCATCAACAACGCATGGAAGTTTGCGGGCTACAATCAGTCGGGCGGAGAACCCGCGCGCCGGCTAGGGTATGCGAACGCCTTCCTGCCGAACTTTCAAGGCCAGGGGCAGCCACAACAGGTCGCCAGCCTCGATCCGTCGATCGGCATCCCGTCGCCGCGTCCAGAGCCGAACGCACCGGCACAATCGCCCGTCGCTGCCCCTGCGCAGCCTTCGCTCTCTGATGAAGTGGCCGAATTCGAGAAGACGCCGGAATATGCGGCACGCTTCCCCGGCCAGAATGTCGGCCAGCAGCAGGCACAGCCCGCGCAGGTTCCGCAGCCTCAGCAGGTCGCCCAGGCTCAGCCTATGCAGCCGCAGGCGCCGCAGGGATCGGACCAGATGACCATCCTGCAGGCCCTCAGCAATCCGTTCCTGAACGACGAGGAACGTGCCGTCCTGCAGACGCTCTATCAGCAGCAGGTGCAGGCGGCCGCGGCACAGCGAGAAGAGCAAATGTGGCGCCAGCGGCAGGATTACGAGCGTCAGGCAAAGCAAGCGGACCCGTCCTATCAACTCGGGCTGGAAAAGACGCGTCAGGAAGTCGAATACCTCAAGACGCCGGAGTATCAGACGCTCACCGCGGAAGAACGTCAGGCGCTCGGCATTCCGGACACGGATCAGCGCGTCTACCAGCGCTCCCGCGGTGGCAAGATTGACGCAGTTGGGGGCGCCGGTCAGACGATCAACGTGGGCAACGAGGTGGACGCACGAAAGGCGGCGGCGCAGGAAATTGGCCTCGATCCGAAGGATCCGCGCTATCAGACGTTCGTGCTCACCGGCAAGATGCCGCGCGAGGACGCCCAGGCGCTCACAGCGACTGACAAGAAGGCCATCCTAGAGGCGGATGAGATGGTGGCTGCGAACCAGAGCGCGCTCGATGCTCTTTCTCAGGCGGAATCCCTCTCGGACAAGGCGAATAGCGGCTGGTTTGCCGGCGCGCGGGCGTCCATCGGCAATAACCTGCCCGACTGGATGGTGCCAGATGCCGTTTCGAGCCCGGAAAGCTCCCAGGCAACGACCGACATGGACAACGCCATCATTGGCCAAGCCATCACGCAACTCAAAACCATCTTCGGCGGTAACCCGACAGAGGGCGAGCGAAACATCCTGCTCGAACTGCAAGGCTCGTCGACCATGCCCCGCGAGGTCCGCAAGCAGGTGTTTTCCCGAGCCCGTGCACTGGCTGAAAAGCGACTGCAGTTCAACAATGACCGGGCTTCCGACTTGCGCGGCGGCAACTACTACAAGCCTGATCGGGCGCCCGCGACCGGTCAGGACATCGATGATCTCCTGAAGAAATACGGAGCGCCGTAATGGCCACTATCGAGCAACTTTCCAGCGCTCTGATCAATGCCGATCGAGCCGGTGACGTCGAGGCGGCACGGGCGCTCGCCGCTGAAATTTCGCGGATGCGAGCCGCGCCCCAGCCTTCCCCGCTGACGACCACCACGCCGACTAAGCCTTCTCCGTCCGAGCCGGTCGACAGCCGCGACAATTGGATGGGCTCCGTCGACACCTTCATGCGAGGTGCCGCCGACACGATGTCTTTCGGCTTGGCTGATGAAATCGCCGCCGGCGGCGATGCACTCTTCAATCCGATTTTTGGGACTGGACATGACGGTGGTTCTATATCGGAACGGTACGACCGAAACCTGAAGGCTCAACGCGAGACGGACGAGCTCGACGCCAAGAAGCGGACGGCCGAGCGTCTCACAGGTCAAATTCTCGGCGCCGTCAGCGGTGGGGTTGGGCTGGCAAAAAATGGGCTATCTGCCACCACGAACGCGATCAATGCTGGCAAGGGCTTGGCTGGCGTCTCGAAGGCAGCGGCGGTAGAGGGAGCAATTCTAGGCGGTGCGCAAGGATTCGGAAGTGGCGAGGGGCTTGATGGACGACTAGGCGGGGCAGCAACGGGAATTGGGCTCGGTACCGTCGTTGGAGGCGCTTTGCCATCGGTCGCGACTGCTGTCTCCGGGGCAGTTAAAGGTGCAACCGCTCCGTTCGTCGCTCCCTTCCGCCCCGCCGCATACACCGACAAGGCCCTCCGAACCTACTTGCAACGGTCCGGCAAGACGCCGGAGCAGATCGCAGAAATCATGCGCGCCGCGGCCGATGATGGGCAGCCAATGTACACTTTGGCCGACGCGATGGGGAATGCCGGCCAGCGGGCACTCGTGCCGGTTACCAGGACGCCGAACGATGCTCGCCAGGAGGTCACGGATTTCCTTGTCCGCCGTCAGATCGGCCAGCCTCAGCGCCTGGCCAATGCTCTCGCAGAGGGGTTCGAGGCGCCGCAGACCTCAGATCAGGTCAGTCGCGCCTTGACGAGCGCTCGAGACATCGAAGCCAACCAGCTCTACACCGCGGCCCGCCGGGATGCTGGCCCTGTCAACGTCACGCCTATCCTTGACAGGATCGATGAGACCCTATCGCCTGGCGTCAACCGCGTCGTCAGCCCGCGGGACAATATCGGGTATGACACCATTGAGGGCTCACTTGCCCGCGTCCGCAGGATGATTTCGGACGGCAATTCGCAGGTTACTGATTTCAATGCTCTCTTCCGCGCGAAACTCGATCTGGATGACATGATCACGAAGGCAGAAGGGCAGGGGGCGGGAAACCGGGCACACTATCTCGGTCAAGTAAAGCAGGAGGTCGATCGGGCACTTGAAAACGCGTCCGATGCCTACCGGAATGCTAACGATACGTTTGCCAGTCGGAGCAGGGTTATCGACAGCGTGGCGGAAGGTCAGGCGGCAAAGTCGGGCCGCGTTCGGTCAGAGGACAGCATTGAGCAGTTCAATGCGATGACGCCCGACCAGCAGCAGGCGTTCCGGTCCGGTTACGTTGACCCGATCATCGCTGACATTGAAAGCCTTCCGATGGGGCCGGCCACAAACCGGGCCCGTGGATTGACCACACCGAAGTATGAACAGGAGTTTCAGGCGTTCGCCGCTCCAGGCCGCGCGGAGCAGCTCGGCAATCGTATAGGCCGCGAGAACCGGATGTTCGAGACGTCTAACGCCGCACTTGGCAATAGCCGAACTGCTGACAATCTCAGTGATATCGACGACATGGCAAACTTCGATCCGGCTGTCCTCGCAAACCTTCTGGCCGGCAACTGGAAGCAGGCGGCCCTGACGGGCGCTCGCCAGGCTTTCAACGCGGGCAAAGGCCTGCCGCCTCGCGTTATCGAGAGGGTGGGGCGCTCACTGGTCGCAACAGATCCGAACCAAGCTCTGGCCACGCTTAACCGAGTTCGTGGGCAGCAGGTCAGTCGCGATCAGCTCCGCGCGATGGTTCTGGAGAGCATGCTGCAGGGGTCGAATGCGGGGATCGCCCGGATCTCACCATAGGTGCTTGAAGCGGACGGAAGCCCATAGCATGAACATCATGCCTGTGGCGCCGCCCACTAGGGCGGACCGCCATTCAACACCATAGGCATAGATCATCCCGAACCAGGCGAAGGCTAAAAGAGCAAAAATCAGCCGGAAACTTTCCGGCCGACGATCGATCTTCGGTTCATGGGGGTCGTGTTCAATAGTGTGCCGTCCGCTCATTTCCACAACATACACGAGAATCTGCGGAAATGAAGATAACTCATTCCCCTTCGCCGTCCTGATCGGAGTCGAGGGGTATAAACGAATGATCTTCCATCCACTTCTTGAGAATCAAGAGAATAGCAGCCTCTCGGCTGAGTCCGTGCTCCGCCATGAAGAGCTGAATGCCGCGTTCCATATCTTCGTCTAGCCCAATCATATCTCGCCCCTTGGTTGCCGGGCCGGATCAAACAGAAATTCAGATCACAAGACAAGGCTCCCGAAGTGGGGCCTTTTTCTATGGAGAATGCCTATGCCCAGAACAGGTGGTGTGTATGCCCCTCCGGCAGGTACGAAAGGCGTGTCCAACACGACCATTCAGAGCGTGCCTTATAACGCATTCGTTGACGATCTGACCGACGACGCCAACAACGCTCGCCCAGTCACGGCCGGTGGTACGGGTGCAACGACGGCAAGCGGCGCACGCACTGCTCTCGGCCTGGTGATCGGAACTGACGTGCAGGCCTATGACGCGGATCTCGCAGCCATCGCAGCGCTGACGTCGGCCGCCGACAAGCTCCCCTATGCGACAGGGACGGGCGCATGGGCGCTGACGACCTTGACGTCGTTCGGCCGGTCGCTGGTGGATGATGCTGACGCGACTGCGGCGCGAACCACGCTGAGCGCTCAAGCGTCGCATGCATCGCTGACGTCGATCTCTGGCCTCACCACATCCGCGAACCAGATGATCTACACGACTGGATCGAATACTTACGCGACGACCTCCTTGACGGCCTTTGCCCGGACGGTGCTCGATGACGCAGACGCGACCACGGTGCGTGCGACACTCGGGCTCACCATAGGCACGAACGTTCAAGCGTACGATGCAGCCCTCGCTGCCATCTCCGGTCTTGCCTTCACCGATGGAGGCTTCATCGTCGGCAACGGCACCACGTACGTCATTGAAAGCGGCGCGACCGCTCGGACGTCACTTGGCCTCGGTACGATGGCGACGCAGAATGCGACTGCCGTCAATATCGACGGCGGCACGATTACCGGGATTACCGACCTTGCTATTGCTGATGGGGGAACCGGCGCATCGTCAGCCTCTGCGGCTCGGACAAACTTGGGGCTCGGCGGTCTCGCAGTGCTGGACACCACCGACCTCTTCTACACAGGGAGCAGCGCATCCAATACGTCGTTCCCCGTCGGATCCATTATCGCTGTCAGCGGGACGGTGGCTCGTGCAGCAAGCAGCGCCGTTTACTTATACACGCCGAACACAAACCAATTCATCACGACCGTCGACGGCGCCCAACTCTCCGGCACTTGGCGTGCGAGAGGGCAGACGGCGGCCGGGATTTCCATGATGCAGAGGGTCGCATAATGGATATCGTGATTGCTTCTCTTCGCCGCACGCATGAAGAAGATGTTCTTCTCGTCACGCTCGTCTCTGGCGGCCAGCAAGTTGAATATTGCTATCGTCCGGATGATCCATTTGGCCTGAGCCCCGCAATCAAGAAATGGCTCGAGGATAACGAGGGCCAATACACGATCGAGCCAAACGCGCCGGCTTAACAGTCCGCTTTCCGCAATCGCTTCAAATCTGAGACCGAGGTTTCACAAACCCCGGGACGGATGGGCGCGTCTTTTCAAGACCATGAAGGCTTCGGCGATTGCCCTGCTAATCTCCAGGGCTTCCGTCGTTGCCCACTAACTCGCCGGAGTCTTCCCATTGGCAGCGATCGATATGAGCGGTGATAGCATCACCGTGGGCGTTGGCGTTACGACTGCCCAACGCTACGCAACCCTCTCGGCCAACTCTCTCAGCAGAACGATAGTCAGCAGGGCCAAGAGCGGCGACATGGCTGCCGACCAGGGGCAGAAAGCCATTGCCATCAAGCGCGGCTCAGGCGACATCGCCACGATCATGGTCGGCGTCAACGACCAGCGCATCTACCGCGCCAGCGTCGTCAAGCGAGGCTATTACATCGCCTTCCTGCTCCGGCTGATCCTCGACTCCACGGCGACAGTCAGGAAGACCGGCAGAAGCACGGCCATCGCGAAATACGGCACCTGGTCAAACACCGCGGTCAACAACTTCGGCGTAACGACCACGCTGAAGAGCGCCAAGGCGACGGCGACGGTTAGCGGAACTGCTGTCTATATCGGCTCCATCATCCAGAACCACCCGGCGGCAAAGGGAGTTGCCCAGGTCAGGATTGATGGCGTCCTCAAAGGCACCATCTCCAGCGACGGAACCGGCGACGGCGGCATGACGACGGCGAACGGCCTTGCTTATGGCCCGGCCGCCTTTCGCTTCGGGGGGCTCTCTCCCGGCAATCACAAGGTTGAACTGACCGTAACCTCTGCCAACGGCCAGAATTTCCGGCTCGACTATATCGCCGGCAACGCCAATCAAACGGGCGTCAAGACGTTCGTCTCCAACGTGATCCGCATGAACGCCTACGGGTACGCAAAATTCGGCGGCAGCGATTCCAGCGTGGCGGCCTTCAATGCCGACATTGCAACGCTGATCGACACGCTTTCAGATGACGGTCTCGACGCATTCCTCGTCAACAATTGGGCTGCCATCAACCCGGCAACACACCTACTGCCCGACGGAGTGCACCCGAATCCGGCCGGCCACAGCAAGATCTACACCGTGTTCCGGAGTGCTATTTTGGCGCAACTATAAACTCGAAACGGGTCAGTCCTTGTCAATCTACCCAGCCACAACTATGGATGGACAAAATTTTGTCGAGGGTAGAAATGGGCATTCGCGAGTTGAAAAGGCGCATTCGCTTTCTTGTGAACGGGGAGGATTCTCTGCCCGGCTATCAGGCAGACGGCTTCCGCGTATTGAATAAGAACATTGAGTTCATGAACGAGCCGAAATTTGCGGCTGCCTGGCGCTTTTCTGAGGCAGGCAACAGGGAAGCGTGGGCGAAACGTAAGCGGGTGCCAGACGTTCGGTGGAGGGCTCACACCTGCTGCTTCGCAGCCCAGCGCGCACTGAAGCTTGATGGCGATTTCGTTGAATTCGGAGTGAATGCCGGCCTGCTTTCGATGACTGTGTGCGAGTATCTCGATTTTGGCGCTCTCGATCGGAAGTTCTGGCTTTTTGACACCTTCGCCGGAATTCCAGAAGGAAAGATGACTGCCCAGGAAGCAGCCTTGGCGAAACAGCGCAACACCGGCATCTATTTCGATGTCTACGATATCGCCAAACGAAATTTCGCGAAGTTTCACAATGCTGTGCTGGTGAAGGGTTTCCTGCCCCAATCGCTAGATGGAATTCCGATCAGTAAAATCGCGTATCTCTCGATCGATCTAAATGTCGCACGATACGAGAAGGAATGCATCGAACGGGTTTGGGATAAAGTCGTCCCGGGCGCCAGCATTGTGCTCGACGATTATGCCTTCGTTGGGTGCGAAGAACAGAACGCCATGTGGAACGAGTTTGCCGCTGCACAGGGTCAATCAATATTGACCCTCCCAACCGGTCAAGGACTGATGATCAAGCAATAGGGAACGTTTGGCTCCCGTTCATCATTGATGCTTTAGCATCACGCGTGATGAAAAGAGGAGACCTGACAATGAAGGGTTTACCGTCACGGCTTTTTCTCGCCGCTGTCACAGTCGCCACTCTGACTGCACCAGGGGTGGGCTTCTCGCAGGGCTTCGATGTCTACATCGACCGCGGTGGGCCTCGCTATTACGAAGAATATCGGCCCCGCCGATACTACCGCGAAGAACCGGAAGCCTACCAGTGCACTACGCGCCAGGCGCTCTCGATAGCTCGGCGATATCTACGCAACCCGAGGCTTGGTCGGACGTCGAACGATGTCATCGAGGTAAGGGGCATCGGCCGGCGAGGCGAACGAAATCGCGTCGTTTTTGCAGCTGAGCCTGGCTGTCCCCGGATTGGCTGATATCTGCGACTGTCGGATTGTTTAGACCCCACCACGGGACGGGGCCGTTTGTACCCGGAGCACAAGCACCGCTTGGACTTGATTCCACCGTCGAGTTGCCAGCGGGGCAAATTGCCTTAGTTGCAGCGTATGGCGCCAAAGAACGGCCGGCAGGTTACATCTACCTCGTTCGCGGCTGCCATGTCCTCGCGAGCGCTTGCGCGCCGGCGCCGGGCAATTTCACCCTCCGTTTCCGCTTTGATGCACGGGACGAACTCAGGAGACTTCTCCGTGTAGCCCTGTTCCACGCAGCGCTTGGCGATTTCGCCGGCGAGGGCTTTCCGCTGGGTGTAGCTCATTGTTCGACTGTTTGTGTTTGGCAGCCAGAGAGGAAAGCAAAGGCAAGGGAGACGGCGAGCAGTGTCGATTTCATGTTATTTGCAGCCCTTGCTCTTAATGGTGGACTCGATCGCGCTCACCTTGCCCTTCGATACGGCAACTTGGCCTTCCTTATCGCCGCCGAAGGTGCTGGAGGCGGGCACTCCGATCAGGAACACACCGATTGCATCGCCCGTCGCGGCTTGGTTCTGTTGTTTTGAGACGGCGGCGAGGTTCGCCTGCTCTTTCATCAGCTCTTGTGCCAGCCCTTCACAGCTTTGATTGGAGTAAGCTGCCATCGGGATATCGACCGGCACGATTGCATCAGGACGCTTGGCGCACGAAGCCAATGCCAGCGCGGATGCCAGCACAATCAAACGAATTTTCATATTGCCCCTCTAAGAAGAATCTCAACCCGCGTGCAACTAAGCATGGCCCCAAGAGGGAGAAAAGGGCGGATCAGCAGATCAGCCGGAATTCCACAGCCACCTAGCGCTTAATTCTCAAGCGTACCGCCGCCAGCGGATCATTTTCCGCAGTGCAGCGCGCTCCCAACTGCAAGGTAACCCAATTGACAAAACCGTGCCTCCCGGCGCGGGCGATCCTGTTTGCCTGCAATCACTGACCCGCTTTGGCGGGCTCTCAACTCAAGGACATCGCCATGACCTACAAGCTGCCGCTGGAATGGCTCCAGCCGGTGAAGATGACGCGCATCATTGCGCATTGGAGTGCGGGCGCCTATCGGGCCTCCGAACTCGACAAGGAGCACTATCATTTCATCGTCGAGGGCTCGGGAAATGTCGTGAGGGGGGATCACTCCGTCGCCGACAATGTGAACACCGCCGATGATGACTACGCGGCCCACACCCGCGGCTGCAACACCGGATCGATCGGCGTTTCGCTCGCCTGCATGGCCGGCGCGATAGAAAGCCCGTTCAATCCCGGCAAGTTCCCTATGACAGAAGCGCAGTGGCATCGCGCCATGGATGTCATAGCGCATCTCGCAGGCTTCTACAAAATCCCTGCCACGCCGAAGACGATCCTTTCGCACGCCGAGGTGCAGGTGAATCTCGGGATCCTCCAGCGCGGCAAGTGGGATTTCACGAGATTGCCCTTCGCTCCTGACGTGATCGGGGCGAAGGCATGCGGCGACAAGATGCGCGCCGAAGTCAAAGCACGCCTCTAATCCTCCAACATCGAAGGAACTGAACATGCGTTCACTGATCATCGCATCGGTGGCGGCACTTTCGCTCGCCTCCTGCACCACGACAGGCTCGATTGACACCGCGATCAAAGTCAGCCTTCCGAAGACCTGCGCGCTGCTCGAAACGGCTCATGCCGCATTCGTCGCCGCGTCCGCTTCCGGCAACATCAAGGCGCGCACCATCGCCAAGGAGAAAGCGGCCTATGACGGCGTGCGGGTGATCTGCGCCGATCCTGGCAGCGTCACGGCGGCCAATGCACTCGTGGTGGCGGCGACCGCCTACGCGACCGTATCGCTCGCTCTACGCGAAGCCAAGGCAGCGGAGTGACCGACCATGGACGCAAGACAGAAACTCGAAAACAAGATCATCGGCGCGGTGGTGAGTGCGGTCGGCAATCCTGCCGTACCGGCTCAGCCGGGAGCAGTGTCGCCCATCGTCGATGCTGTCACCAGCAAGATACTGCCGGAGATCATCAGCGCCACGAATAATGAGCCCTGGTATCGGTCGCGTGTCACCCTCGGCGCCATCCTCGCCGCGGCGGCCGGCGTGCTCGGGATGTTCGGCTATGCCTTCCCCGCAGACGTTCAAGGCAAGGTGATCGATCTCATCATTGCGCTCGGCCCGGTCATCGGCGGCGCTATCGCTCTCTATGGCCGCTGGGCCGCGAGGAAGCCGATCGGGGAATGACGACAAGGCGGCCGGGCTTTCCTGCAGCGAACAGGACGGCCCGGCCTAACCGACGCGATACAGGGTTCCTCGCACCGGCTGGCGCAACGCTATCAGCCGAACGGTTCTCCGATCGTTAATGAACACGCAATGGCATAGACAGGGGCATAAGGGCGAATGGCAGAGGCTATCGATATGACGACGAACGGAAACGGATTCGATCCACTAGCCCAATACGCTCGGTTATCAGAGCGCGTTGAAAACCAGGGCAAGGACATCGTTGATCTGCGCTCGAACATGAACACCGGGTTTCAGACGGTTAATTCGGCGATTGGCACCCTTTCAAACGAGCTTCGCAACAGCAGCCGTACGCACTGGCCTGTCATCTTCGCAGCCTTGAGCGTCGTCATCACGATCCTTGCCGGCCTTGGGTTCCTCTCCTTGCAGCCGATCAAGGATAATACGGCGCGGCTCGAAACTGCATTCGTCCGGCTATCTGAATCCGTCGTCACACAGAAGGAAATGGAATGGCGAACCGCGAGAGGCGCGGAAGATAGGAAGAGGACAGACGATGCGCTTATTGACCTGCGCAACACGACTGTCAGCCGCAACGAATGGTCCGAACGCAACCACGCACGCGACAATGAAATAACGGACCTCGGCCGCAGAATTGACGAACTGCGGCAAGAGGTAGGCTCGGTTTACGGCACCAGAGACGTGATCGTCGATCTGAAGCGCGAGGTTGATGTCTTGCGCCGGCGCGTGTTTGAAGCGCGCACCGAGGCACGCAGTCTGGTGGAGTAAAACGGCGGCGCTGGTGAACGATGAAGAAGGCAGCGCTGCCAGGGCGGCGGAAGCGCTGCCTGTTGGGCCGGCTCTGTCTCTAAGTGCGGTTAGGGCCGACCCCCACGCGTCGCTTGAGAGCGACAGCTTTTCAACGTTGTTGCGGTGCGGATTGTTCCAGAAGCGGTTCAGCGGCTGGCCGATCATGTCGAGCCCGCCCGCGTGCGCATCATTACGCGGGGCGGCTATGACTGGGCGAGCAAATTCCCGTCGATCGCTGACGATGTGCGGCGCCGTCAAGCGGGGCTCTTCTGTAGGGTAGGGAAGTTAACATCGTGTAAAGAAGTAAAAAACGTATAGTTAACTAATATAGCGCAAGCTGGAGTTGAGATTCTGGAGGGGCTCAAGGAATGAATAGGCTTTTCTTTGGCGATAATCTTGACGTGCTCAGGGAACGTATTCATCCCGAGAGTGTCGACCTCATCTATCTAGATCCGCCATTCAACTCTAACGCGTCCTACAATGTCCTCTTCCGAGAGGATGATGGGGCTCTTCCGGAGGCTCAAGCTGAAGCGTTTCGAGACACTTGGCACTGGGGAGAGCACGCTGCAGCGGCTTATGATGACGTAATGCGGTCGTCGGGGGATGTCGCCTTGGCTCTCAAGGGCATGAAGGCATGGATCGGGCAAAACGCCATGATGGCATACCTGGCCATGATGGCAGCCCGCTTGCTTGAGCTTAGAGACGTATTAAAGCCTACCGGCTCGCTATATTTGCACTGCGATCCCAAGGCGAGCCACTATCTTAAGATCCTTCTGGACGCGGTTTTCGGCCACGAGAATTTCCGCAACGAAGTAATTTGGAAGCGAACTGGCTCGCACAATTCAGCCCGTCGATACGGGCCGGTCCATGATGTTCTTCTGTTCTACGGGAAGTCGGAGCAAGCGATCTGGAATCCCCAGATGCAAGCGTATGATGAGAACTACAAGAAGAAATTCGGTAAGATAGATGAAAGAACCGGCGAAGCCTTCCAAGACGTGGCGTTGACTGGACCAGGGACACGCACCGGGCCAAGTGGCCAGGTGTGGCGCGGGTTCGATCCGACCGCGCAAGGGCGACACTGGCAGCCTGCTTCTTACCTGTACACGAAGTATGAGAAGATCACTGGCAAGCGCCTTAGCGATTTTGATTTTCTAGATAGGTTGGATGAGCTTGATAGGACGGGGCTTCTCTACTTCCCGCGAAATGGCGGGTTTGTAAGGTACAAGCAATTCCTGTCAGATGCTCCCGGCGTACCTTTGCGAGATGTTTGGACCGACATCGATGCCATTAACTCGCAAGCCCAAGAGCGGCTTGGCTACCCTACCCAGAAGCCAGTTACTCTCCTTGAACGCATCATCGCAACGTCATCAAATCACGGGGACGTGGTTCTAGATCCATTTTGCGGCTGCGGCACCACCATCGAGGCGGCAGAAAGGCTCGGTCGACAGTGGATAGGCATCGATGTTACCCACTACGCCGTTACGCTTATCGAATCGCGTATCAAAGCAAATCATCCCGACACGAAGTATGAAATCCACGGTCGCCCAGTCGATTTGGCATCAGCACGGGATTTGGCGCGTCGCGATAAACATCAGTTTCAATGGTGGGCTGCTTGGAGAGTCGGAGCGCAAACATACAGGGAGGAAAAGAAAGGTGCCGACCGTGGCATAGATGGGAACATCCTATACAAGAACGGCCCCTTTGGCGATGGGCGGATAATAATCTCTGTTAAGGGCGGAGAAAACGTTGGAGTGCAGATGGTGCGTGACTTGCGCGGAGTAATTGAGCGCGAAGATGCAGAAATGGGCATTCTAATCTGCTTAGCAGAACCTACACAGCCTATGCTGCGAGAAGCAGCGGATGCGGGATTCGTGGCGAAATCGGCGCATGGACGCATGCCTAGATTGCAGATCACAACTGTAGAGGAGATGCTTAACGGACATTCGCCTAAACTGCCACCACTCCCGGTCCCTGGGAAGAAACTTACGCCGACAAGGCGCAGGAAGGATTCCGATCAACTGGAATTGCTACTGCCGTTTGCGGGCGAAAAGATTGTCCCGTCGAAAGGTGTGGTGGTCGACCCGCGCTTTGTCAGCCTAAGCGGCTAAGAACATGCCCGAACAGCCTCACCGACGCGGTGGAAACTGTGTTTTCCGATCTGCAGCGCCTCGACGGCAGCTGCGGCATCCCTCGTTCAAGGGGATCAGAGAGCGGGAAGATGATGCGACGATGTTTGAGCTGAAATGACTCAGTGGGGAGGAGGAGCAGCAAAACAGCCAGCGCGAGACCTGCTGGCTTTCGTTTCCCGAGAGCTTAGGCCTCAAAGAGGTCGTTGACCGTCCATATCGGTAGAATCATAAGCGGGTGCGCGGACCCTTCACCTGCTGCAATTCCAAATCCGAACTTTTCATAAAGCTTCGTCGTCTTCTCGTTGAGAGAGCGCAGCCCTACCCCATAGAAGGCCACGTGGCGCGAGACTTCATGCGCTCGTTTGAGGCTATCGATGAGCAATAACTTTCCCAAGCCGCACCGCTGACAATTACGTTGCACGGCCAGGTACGTGAGATAGATGAGGGGCACGCCCCCGCTCCAAATATTTCGATGATCGTGGGATGTTAGCTTGCTGCCTTCTTCGGTCGAAAATGACAGGCAGTAAAAGCCGCGGGCGACCGAAGACCCCTCATCGTGAGCGATGAAGACCTTGGTCCGGTTTTGTTCGTGCCACTTGGAGGCCTTCTTGGCCGTCCAAGCGTCAATCTCACGCTCTCCGCAGTTGAACCTGCTGATGCTTTCCTTTGAGGGAAGTGGACTTATCTCGATTCGATCGAGGTCCAGTGAACTGCCCGCAGCCGTCATCCAAATTCTTCTGATAAAACTCGTATGCGCGGCGCAGCTCTGGCGTTACACCACCCGATTTCTTGTACAGGTTGCGGCAGAAGTCATAAGCTTCTTTTTCAGAATTGAAAGCAGGTTTTTCCTTGGCGCTACCGCCGTGGAAAAACCTGAGTATATCTCTTAATGAATATGCCATCGTCGCCACCGTTTCCTTTCGGAGCTGTAACATGCATTCCCGAATCGGTGTCAAGCGCGGTTCGGTTGTCCGTACCCGCGCTTTCAGATCATTTGCTACCATACATGGTGTGAACGCTGCATTAAAGTAAGAGTTTCTTCGCAGGTGCGGTAAAAAAGCCGCAGATCAGGCGAGTGTTTTGTCTGCTCGCGCATGTCGCGTACCGTGGCGATCGACCTATTGAGGAGCCGCTTGACTTCGAACTGGCTTAGTCTGTCGGCTTCGTTCGCAGCCCTGATCAACTCAGCAATGAAATCGGTCGTAAGGCTCATGGCATATGCTTCGGTTGTGGAAAAGCTTGGAAAACTGGAGTTGTGATTCGCGACTCACCCCAAGAGTGGATGAGATGCGTCGAGGAGGACCGACGCATGTTGCTATCCTATCACGCACGCAGCGCCGCCCTTTCAGAACGGAACCGCCGAAGGATACAACGCGAGGGCGTTACTATGAGCGGAAGCATTGTCTGGACTGAGGCGGAAATACAAATCCTTTACCAAATTCCTAGCAACCTGCAAGCACATGAGCGATTGCCGCATCGCACCATCAAGGCCATTGAACATCAGCGCCGTAAACAGAGCCTTAGTAGGCAGATTCATTGGTGGACAGCGGCGGAGATTTCGAAACTTCGCCGCATGTACCCGAGATGTTCGAAGGAAGAAATCTGCGCGACATTTCCGCATGCGACGTGGAACAGCATTAAGCATGCAGCCCTGCGTCATAGTTTTCGGCGCGAGAAGCCGCCGTACAAACCTACGGGCCACCCGGCGATCGACCAAATTCGTGAAAAGTGCTACGCGATTGGATGGTCCCTCGTTGACCTGGACCTGGAAGCCAAGACCAGACGATATTTCGCGCATGGGTGTTTGCGAAGTAAGGGGCCCAATTACAAGGCGATCCATCGGGCTTTGAATGTCCTGCAGGGACGAATTTCAATTGAGTGGCTGGAGGAGCGGTAAGAACGCTCATCGGCGTATTGTTCCTGTATCGAGCGCCTTCAATCCCCGGCATAGTTCCCAAGCCACTTCCTTCGTCATGCGCAGGCGCGCAACTATGTCTGCTTTTCGGAGGCCTTCTCCGTCCTGTGTGACGGCTGCGAAGGAAACGCGGATAATTCCCTCTTCCTCGGTCAGTTCGGTAAAGAGGTCGACGTGCAGCGGGGGCTCCCCCTTGTCGAAAAGAATGACCACGTCTTCAGGACGGTCACCGATTCGGATCTTCCCGACATTCGGCATTTTTCAGGCCTCCATCTGGCAAGGTTGAAAGCATAAGAGATATCGCTTATACGATCAATAAACGATATCGTTTATGCGCAGGAGGAGGTCGGTTTGACTCACTTTCCGATATCGAATAATCCTCGCCGCATGGGGCGGCCACCATTAAAAGTGAAGCCTATTCTTGTGCGGCTGCCGGAAGGTATGCCCGAACGAATTGACGCGCTGGTCGGAAAGAACAAGCGCGCGGAATTCATCCGCCAGGCTGTCGAAGCTGAGTTGACTAGGCGCGAAAAGGAAAAGTCCGGCTCTTCTGAAAAATAATCCTGGTCAGGGCGATTTGTACACGGGGCGCGGCTAACGGCTGGCGCCCCTAGCTATTTTTGGGCTTCGCCAAGCGCACTCCTGCTCCCCCCCCATTCTCAGGAATAAACACGACTCCGGCGCTCTCAAGTGCCTTCTGTACGGCCTGGACATTCCCTGCCGAGCTTCTTTCTGTGCCGGTAATTTCCATGCGCTTGATTGTTTGGACGGACAGGCCCGTTGCCTTGGCAACGTCTTCCTGCGTGAGTCCGGCGAGCGCCCTAGCTGCCTTCATCTGACTTGCGTCGATCATGCTCTAATCCTCATCGTTATACGTCACGTACAAAATATGATACGTCGGCCATTGACACTAAACGTACCGTTCACTATACGTAACGTATAACGAGTTGAACGGCAAGTTACCTGATTTAATTAAGCGCAAGCGATTGACGCTGTGGTTAACGAGGTACTACCGGGCGGCTTAGGGAAGGCCGGAAAACAATCGAGCCGGCAAGAGGCTGCCACCTCTCCCGGCTCTGCCAATTCGAAAACCGAGGGAAATCGAATGGATAAGAAAGCTAATATCACAGCAATGGCCGCGGTTGAACCCGTGGTTTCCCGGCGCAAGCTCCTGCTCGGGCTCGCCGCCGCCTCTGCTTCGGCTGCAGCAATGGCCGCGCCCGACACGGCAAAACCTGCAGTTTTGGAGAACCCGGAACTAATCCGCCTGGGCGACGAGTTGCACGCCGTCGCGGCCGAATACAGAGCCGCCAAGCAGGCCCGCAAAACTATTGTCGAGGAATGGGGTACGCGGTGGCCCCTTGCTCCTGAAGCGCTGCTCTACCGTCGCCCTTGGGATCGTTACGCACAGGAGGTCACGATTGATGGTGGCCCTCTCGTTAGGACAGGAGAAAAGGACCCCTTCTGCGTCATGACGGTGAAGGACATCGTTTACGAAATCAAAGACGCAGAGCGCGTGCTGAGGGGAAAAACATTCGATCGGCAGAAGAAGTATCGCGGGCTGACGCGTCAGGAACTGGAGCAGTCTTTGGAGGACGATTACGAGCGCGTGGCTGTGGCTCGCGAGTATGAGGCCGAATGCGCCCGCGTTCGCTCTCAGTCTGGGATTGAACAGGCAAAGGCTCGGCTTGATGAGGCCCGAGACACCTTCACAGCTGTTGTGAAGCGTATCCTTGCTGAACCGGAATATTCCATGGCCGGCGTCGTCATTAAGGCGCAGGCAATTTCGGTCGCGTCCGCGGCAGACGCCTTGATGGTCTTCTCCACTTTGGAAAACGAGGATTGGGGAACGCGCCTTGCCCGTTCCGTCCTGCATCACGCGGAGGCACGCGCATGACCGAGAACACGCTGAACCCGTTCGCCAACCCCGAACAGCGCCTTGCTAAGCTTTCCATGGCTGAACTCAGCAGCTTGTATGACGCTGTTGACCTCGCTCGCCAAACCCTCGCCGGTATCGTCAATCAGCCGCGCTTCTTCCGTGGTGAAGAATACAACGGCGCCGGAGACGAGGTGGAGGGCTTGATTGATGCCTTGATCGAGTTCGCGGGCGCCGCCGTGGAGGTGGCGAAGACGGCCTCTCCGGCAGACCCGGCTGCAGTCGAGGAGCGTGCTTGGCTGCTGTTGAAATACTCGGTGACCTGCGGCGACTGTCTCACCGCTCATGCCGCCGAAGGGGCTGGCTATGCTGCGCAACTGGCAATGCTGAAGCAGCTCAAGCAAGAAAAATGA